GACAATGTACGAGACAACATTCCGTAAGTACGATAGAGACCAAACAACTTATCCGCGAATCCAATAGCCAAGTGAAACTTCTTTTGCTTGACAGCAGTAGTAAAACACTTAGTATAGTTATGAATCAATGTCTCGTCAGATACATTTTTATCATTTTCAAGGCATTCCATCTCTACATAATTAGAGTTTTGACGGGCTTTCAATCGCTCCACGCGGGCCTTAGTGCTCTTATCAAACTTTCCCATTTCGAATAAAATAATAGGTTATTATGGGATAATTATGATTAATATTGAATTTCAATTTTATAAAAGACTGGAAAAGGATATATATACAGGTTACCAAGAAGTAGTACTTAGACAAGTGAATGGCGTCAGAATTAGAGAATACAAAACAAAAATCGAGGCCATTCATACCAATAATCTTGGCAGGGGGGCTAGGAAAACGGATGAATTCAGAAGTACCAAAGGTTCTCCACAAATTGAACCAAAAGCCGATGATAATTCATGTTCTCGAAAAGGTCATAAATATGAAACCAAAAAAGATACTAATAGTTGTAGGGAAATACAGAGAAATAATCAAGGAAACCATAGATTATTATATGATAGAACTGTCGGCATTAATACCAACAATGATAGGAATAGAGTATATATATCAAGAAACAGCACAGGGTACAGGTCATGCAATAATGTGTTGTAGAGAATCATTAAAGGGGGAGTCATTGGCAACAAAGGTTCTCATTTTATCAGGGGATGTACCATTAATACGGAAAGATACATTAGAAGGGCTAGTACAGGGTAACGGAAAAGTAACTTTATTAACAACAATATTCAATAACCCGGAAGGTTATGGGCGTATAAAAAAAATAAACAATACGTTTGAACGAATAGTAGAGCAAAAGGATTGTAGCGAAGTAGAAAATACTATCAAAGAGATCAATGGAGGAGTGTATTGTATAGAGAACGAATATATAACAAAGTATATCAATAAATTGACGAACAATAATAAATCAAATGAATATTATTTGACAGACTTGATAGAGATAATAAAAACACAAGAAAACGAGAACATTCATACTTTGGAAGTAAAAAAGGAGCGTCAATACGAAATAATGGGTGTAAATACACCAGAACAATTGAAAGAATTGGAATTTATACATAAGGTTCTCGAACAATGAAAAAAAAAGAATAATAGTACTAGAAAATAAACTGGATAGGATAGAAACATATAAATGAAAGAAGAATAATTATATGTTTTGAATAAGTTGTATAGCAACAGCAATATCTGAACGACGTTTTTGAATAAGAATATTTTTATCAAGAGAGGAGAACCTTTGATGGACGGACGAAAAGTTCTCCAATACCTTCTGAGTAGTAGTCAATAAATCGGAGTAATCAGACCAAATAACAAAGTTTTTAATATCCAGATCGTGAGCGCACAACGAGTACTCTGAAACGACCAGTTTATCAGCGAATAAAAGGCGATCACATCGGATATGCTGGAAGATGGTGTAACATTCGAAGTGATGAACGTTGACAATGACCTTACACTTACGAATCAAGTCATCGCGTTCTTGTCCCCAACCCAATATATTGACACAATTCCATCCAGATTCCACCATTTGTTCCCATATACGGGTTCTCTTATATGTCAAATGGGAACTGACAGAATCGTCCTTTTTAGGGCAAGCATTGACGATTCCGACGTCATATTCATAGGCATTATCAGTGTTTTTCAAACCAAGGTTCTCGACATGATTAAATTGATAAGGTAAAAGGATAGGTGTATGAGAATATTGTATATGTTTATTATTAGGATTATCTAAGAATGTTTGAATAATGCGTATATTGGCGTGACTATAATCAGCGACACGTACATTATTTTCTAAAAGACGAAGAAGATGAGTCCATCTATTTTGTTCTGTAAGGTTCTCGACATTCAAGAAGATGAAGCGAGGAGATGACCAGACAGTCTTAGGGAAAGTATCAATATGAAGCCACATCTGTGTGAAAACATAAATATCATGAGATGATAAGAAATCGTCGACAGAGAAATCGCGTTCCAGTTCTAGGATACTATCAAAAAATGCAAGGGATTGAATATAGTCTTCGAGGACTAGCATATTTTCTTTATAAACTAAATGTATTTTAGAGTCACCGTAGTAATTCATGGTTTTAAATATGAAATGAAAAAATTTTAAATAAGTTTATAATAATAATATACGACATGGAAAAATAATTAGACACCCAGTAACGGTTTTACTTGCTCGAATATGATAAGTTGTAAACAGGTGGTGGGTGCGAAACGAGCCCATATGGGAACAAATCCAGCATAAAGACCGCGTATACCATGATTTGAAACGATTTTCATAAAACAATCAGAAAAGCCATTATAAAGTTTGATATTAGAAGGCTGATTCATAAGTTTGGTGCGCACCATATCAAAAGGTGCGACAGTACTAGCCATAAAAAACCCAGCGCCGAACGCAGAAACGAATTGTGTAGGCATCCCAGCGGGTACAAGTTGCGAGAATGTAATAATATCTTTAATTTGGTCGTAACAGGCCATTTTAGTGCCGTTCAATACCATGGCGCGTAGAATATTAGCTTCAATGCCACGATAAAAAGCTTTGATGCCTTGTGCTTTGTATAAGTCAGTAGCCGTATTATGAAGACTGGGTGTATGGATGGTTTCGGATGCCATCATTCTAGTTTTGAGGACATCAAATGGATTGCCAACGAGTGAACCCAATGCCCCTGCGAGAGAGCCAGCAGCAAATTTCATAATAAATGGGGATTGTGAATCAACTCCCATAGTGGATTTGATAGGTGAATATAATCCTAATCTTAATGATGTGTAAGAGCCTTCGCGGAGCCAAGCAGCAGCAATGCCTTTCCAAAACGCGGATACTCCTTCTTCTTTGATAATAACTTTTATGGACCGGTTCATGCCGAGTGATTTATAATCTCTTCCTCCACCTTCACCTGAAACTTGAAGTCTAGTTTTCAATACATCAATAGGATGTATTCCGGTAACAGTAATAACAGCAGCAGATCCAGCAGCAGCAACGTGTTTGAATACGTCCATTATAATAAGATATAAAAATAGTTTATATATGTTTTGCAGATATTGTCATTTCAGCCGACTATTATATAAGCAATGAATTTACTAAGTATTTGAAACGAGAAAGGTGTAATACAAAAATAAGATATAATATCAAAGAATTATCTCATGATAGTGATATGGATGGTTATGTGGGTGGTTTCATGAGTGGTGTAGCACAGACATTAATCGGACATCCATTGGATACATTAAAAACATGGAGACAAAATAAGAATTTATTGAAACAACCTCCGAGAACGTTTATGAATCTATGGAAAGGAATACAATATCCGATGATCCAGTTACCAATAGTATGTGGTGTAAGTTTCGGGTTATATGAGAACATATATAATATGTCAAACGATCGAATAACCGCAGGAATGGTAAGTGGATTTTTAAGGACATCAATAATAACCCCACTAGAATATTATAAAATTAATATACAACAACAATTAAAACCAGTATGGAGAGAAAGTTATAAAAACATGGCGGTAGTGTCATTAAAAGAGATGCCATCCGCAACAGTATATTACACTTCGTATCATTATTTAAAAGGGAGAGAATACCCAGTACTACTATCGGGTTCAATCGCAGGAGTAGCATCGTGGTTCTCGATATATCCATTAGATACGATAAAAACGCGTCTTCAGTCTGGATTAGCGAAGACGGTAAAAGAGGCGATAAGGCAAGGTGGATTATGGAAAGGATTAAATCTGTGTTTGGCGCGTGCGTTTATAACAAATGGGATCGGTTTTTATGTATATGAAGAAACCGCATCAATATATAGATCCAGGTTCTCGAACAAATATTAAAAACAATAGAAAAGAAAAATAAAAAACATAGAATGACTATATTTTTTATGGAATCATGGAATTATTTATTTATTACATTGTTTAAAATAATTCTGGAAAAGGGATTCGGCAGTGAAAGGACAAATAGCAGAGGTGGGTAGTGTATAGGAAGAAGTAGCAATAATGGGTGGCATGCCAGATGCTTTGATCTTGACAACGCATAGTTTATGGCAGTTAAGGATGTGTTTCATGATGATATGTAAAGGTAGAACTATGATAAAAAAGGACAGCAAAAAGAGGTCAATTTTATAGTGTTATGTGTAATGCATATTCCGTGACATATTAGAAGACTTCAAATACAATAAAAATCAATTTTTATAAAAATTACAGAAGAGAAGAATCATGAAAGTTCATTATTCACTACATTAACAAGGGGTACAAATAATTTTTCGTCTAGGTCCTCTGTATGATAGAGCTTGGTAACCTCCTCACGACATAAGGGACAAGAAAGGGACGGAGGTTTATTTTCATTATACGCCTTTTGAAGGACCGCATTCATCGTACCTTCAATACATGAAGCACAAAACCCATGTCCGCAGGAAGGATGGATGCGAGTTTCATCAGTGAGTTTGTCCCAACAGATGCCGCAATCTTTATTCAAACAGGATGTAGTTTTTCCAGGGATCTCAGTAACAAACTCGATAGGGAAATTATAATCAACATTTTGTCGTGTCTGAATATCGCCAGAGCGGACACCTTCAATGATACCATCGGCCATATTGAAATAGGTTTGAATAAGAAGGACTTCAATATGGGAGCGAGTATATCTAATAGAATACTTGACGAGATCCGGGTTAATTAATTGTTTTGCGAAAGCTGACTCGCGATGGTACCACTCGGTAAGACTACAAAAAGGGTGTTCCTCATTAGGAATATATACATGAGTCGCATACGTTTTATAAAGCTTCAAAAGCATTTTTATGGGCGTTTCTCTAACGGAATCAAGAAGATTATTGAAAATGACAAGACAATCCATATTGTCACCCGGAATGCCTTGTTGAATAAGGTCTCTATACATGAAAGATGTGTTAAATAGTTCACTATGTTTTGTTTTTATGGAAGAATGGTCGCATGTTGTAATATTATGGGTAGTGCTTTGGCAAATAGTACACGGCATATTGATAGGCGAAGCGATGAAGATATTATTATATATGATATAAATAAGAAAAAAGTAGTCAATTTTATAAAAATGTAAGAAAATATTATAAAATTGAATGCTTTTTATACAAATATATGAAAGCAGTAAAAGAACAACCAATATTCAAAATCAACAATCAAAATGAGTACTACCCAGAACAAGCGCACTATTACCAAGAAGCTTCCTGTATTGAAGACCCTAGAGAAGGGTAAGAAGCAGGAGCTGGTAAAGGTATTCAAGGCCATCGCTAAGGCGGCCAAAACCCAAGTAAAGGATGCTAAGCAGCAGGCGAAGATTGATGCCAAGGCGGCAGAGAAGCAGGCGAAGATTGATGCCAAGGCGGCAGAGAAGCAAGCGAAGATTGATGCCAAGGCTGAAGAGAAGCAGGAAAAGGCCGATGCGAAGGCGGCAGAGAAGCAGGCGAAGATTGATGCCAAGGCGGCTGAGAAGCAGGCGAAGATTGATGCCAAGGCGGCTGAGAAGCAGGCGAAGATTGATGCCAAGGCGGCTGAGAAGCAGGAAAAGGCCGATGCCAAGGAGGCGGCGAAGCAAGCGATGCTATTAGACAGAGCATATGCGAACCGCGAGTCCAAGTTACTTCGAAAGATCAACCGATGTAAGAAGGTGGTAGTATATGAAGCATCAAGGTCATTTGTAATGAACTGGTGCGAATATGTAAGCGGCTGTATTGTATCAGATACAATCATGGAGGCAGCCAGAGCAAAGCATGAAGAGACGAAGGATGTCGTATAAAAATTATTATAATTAAATATGTAAGGAAGTTAAATAAAATAAAAATAAAAAATAATGAGTAATGCTTGTTATTTTTTATGGGATGATAGTAGAGAAGAAGACGAATGGAAAGTCCGTTTGATAATAATAAAACAATAGCGTTTTACTTGGAGACAATATTGAATCCATATAACAAGGCATACCAGAATATTATAACACTGAGTACAATGCCAGATGGTCCATTAGGAAATATGGTATCGAGACAGTCCTTTCCAAAGTTATCACCATTTCAAGAGAATAACCAAACAATGAGAGATCAGTGTATATACACATTATTGAGATATTCAAAAGAAAGGACAGAACCGAACATGAAGAATAGAGAAATTTTCATGAATGGGGAAGACGTACCATCGTTATTTTCTTACTTATCGTCGAACGGATATACGATAGAATCGGATTTAACAAGGTTAATGTTTGATAGCGATCTAAAAAACGCGAGCCCGCGTTATCGTAAACTCATATGTTATGCGACATTTAGAAGTTAGAAACAAATTGTGTAGGCCGTTATATATAAGGAAATAATGTCAATAAGTAAATCATTACTAACAAACACAGTAAAGAGTGGTTTATCGCGGTCGTTAATAAACCCGGTGAATGATATTTTCAAAACAACCAATGTATCAACGAACCTATTGGATGTTCTCAATAGTGCGTATTTATCAGTATTAGAGAGAATAAAAAAGGATTATGGTAGGCATATGGTAACAAAGACATATGAGTCAATACCAAGGTCGCAAGAAGAGTATATAGATTTACTTAGACAGTTGAAAGATCTTCAGGACGAAACTACTGATAAAGAGTTAGGATTATTATTAGATATAGTGGAACAGACGTTGATCGGGTCAGTGAATTCATATACGTTATATGGTGAGAACATTTTCATGGCAGCGGACAAGGCGCGGTTAGAAAAGAAGGTAGAACAAATCCTATCGGATGTGAATAAAACATCGATTGTAACCAGTGGGAGTATAACAAATACGTTTACAATAAAACAAAATATTCAATTGGCTGCGGTGTATAACTACTATATAATGATATATGGAATACCTTGTGCGGATGAGGGTTTCGATCCAGTAAAGTTGACATTTTTGGCAGAAATATTGACAGAGAAAGGAATAGATCCTTATTCATAAGAAAAGAATATTTTTATAAAATTGAATAATGTATCATAAAAATATTCAAAACAGGAATAATAATAATAATAATGGCGGCATCTATGTTTGCGATAAAGAAGAAAACACCTTATTGTGGGGTATGTTTCAAAGCGGGAAAGCCCAAATCAGAGTATACAAATCATTGGACGCGAGCTTCTCCAGATTCAAATAGTGAAGTGACGTGTCCGACGATATTAAATACGATTTGTAGATATTGTAAAGAAAAAGGACATTCATTGAAATATTGTAAAATTTTAAAGGAAAGGGGCAAAACAAAACAAGGACAAAAAGCAAGATATAAAGAGGAAGACTATCCAGAATTCAAAAATAGCTCATTATCATATAAAGATTTATCAGACAATGATGGTTATCTGAAGGTGACACCAGAATTAGGTACAACATGGGCCACTATAGCAAAAAAAAAGAGATTATCATTGATACCTCCAGAGTTATGCGATGGATATAAAGAACACGAAGAGGAACCAAAGTTACATGTATCTATTCCTCGAATATCAAACTGGGGAGATTGTAGTGATGATGAATCAGAATACGAATATGATTACAGATCGGACATAAGTAGACCCTGTACCCCAATAGAATTACCGTATTAAAAACCAAGAGAAGAGAAATAAAAAGACATGACTGAGTGGATTTCTATTATATGAAACAATATAGAATAAATGTCTTATAATAAATAAAATAAACGTTTCGCCTTTATGAAAATAAATACGTTAGCAATCATAACAATGATGTGTTTAGGAAGATCAACAAGTTTTTTATTACGGTCAACCCGTCAATATAGTTCATCGTCATTAATTATGCGTTCAAAAAAACAAGATTTCTCTAATTTGTTTAGAGATATTGATCCGGTATTGAAAAAGGGTCGTTCCTTAAGTCCGGAATATAAGCCTCGCACAGAGCCCCAAAAAGAGTATGTGAACGCCCTATCAAAGAGTGACATACCGATAGTGTTTGGTATCGGGCCTGCTGGTTGTGGTAAAACGTTATTTGCTTGTTTGAGTGCGATAGAACAATTGAAAACGGGTGCGATAAAGAAAGTGATATTAACCAGACCGATAGTTCCAGTAGAAGAGGAAGAGATAGGTTTTTTACCAGGTAACTTAGCAAAGAAGATGGATCCATGGACGCGTCCAATTTTTGATACATTATTGGAATTTTATTCTCAAAAAGACCTGGATAGTATGTTACAGAACGGTGTAGTAGAGATATCGCCATTGGCATTTATGCGAGGACGTACGTTCAAACAATCATTCATCATTGCGGATGAGATGCAGAATAGTACGCCAAATCAAATGTTAATGTTAACAACGCGTATAGGAGACGGGTCAAAAATGGTAATAACCGGTGATTTGAAACAAACAGATAGGTCGCAAAGCAACGGATTATTGGATATAATAGAAAAAGTGACAGAATATCAGAAGGATTTACTACCGCAATCACAGAGTTCAGACGGAATATTTCCAATCAAATATAAGAAGGATATAGAAATCGTACGCATGACAGAAGCCGACGTACAAAGGAGTCCAATTGTGACACGTATATTAGATATTTATCAGTATACACCGAGTAAACCAATGGATTTTGGGAATATGGATAAACTTATAAAGACAATGGATAACCCATTACATGAAGCGGTTTCTTCAAAAGAGCGAAAGGCGCCAAAAACGAAGCAAGAAACAGAAGAAAACCCATTAGTAGAATCAATAGCAAAAAGAAAAACAGGAAGCAGTGATGCGTCAATGATTCCCAAAAACGATTTGCCGAGTAGTGAAAAATAAACAAATAAACAAATAAAATCTTCATACAAGTTACATTATATCATCATCGTTACTGAATATATGAATGGGTAAATCGTTACGGACGAAGTAACAAATGCCATTAGGATTCCATGTGACCTGTAGAGTTTTGATTTCAACGCCACTGAGATACGCCTGTTGAACGGCTTTTCGATAGGTGGGGTCAATATTGGAAGGTTGAAAGCGATCAACATCGGATCGCTGAATAACAAAGCATAGAATCGCGCGTTTATCAGTAGTCGTTACAATTTCTTCCAACTCTTGAATATGTTTGAGAGCACGGGGGCTGACAATATCAGTATTTTTTTTACGATAACCATCGGGAAAATAAGCAATTTTTTTATCAAACGGGATGGCATCAATGGTTTCTTTATGGGAATCCATATATAGTTTCTTTTCTTTTTTTGGCATATCAACATAGTCGGCAAGTGGGACAGTCTTGATTTCCATTACAAAATCTTTTCCATTAACATCAACCCCAATAAAGTCAAACCGGGAATTCAACAAGGTTTTTTCACGTTGATAACTTTGAACGTTTTTCAAATCAGCAATACAATTATGAATCAATGCTTTTTCTGCAACTGTTTCGGACAACTTAGGATTAATACCAACAACAACTTTAAAATTGTCTTCTTTATAAATGGATAGTTGTATTGCGTGGCTACTTTTAGTATTTTTGCCATCGTTGCTAGTCATAATAACATGGGAACCTTTTTCGGCCAATCCACAACAACCGAGAGATGGAGAGTGTGCCATGATCTCGCGAGTTTGGTCGGAATCAAGAATGACGTCCGCCATATAAGGTGTTTTACAAAGTTTGGAAGGACGTTTTACGATCTCGCCAGTGAAAACTTCGCCAAGTCGATATAGTTCCATATTATATGTGAACGATAATTGTAAAGATGTTGTGTAAGGTAAATTACGATAAAGATTTGGTTCAAATATGATTCAATTTTGTATAATAAAATACAGAATTGAAAAAGATATAAGCATAAAAATATGAATATTATAAAAATGGAGTGGTCGTTAGACCAACAGCGAATGTTGTCTTCAATTGAAGTATTGAACCGCCCAACGAAAGAGAAAGGTTTTTGGTACTATTGTTGTTTTTGTACGCGTGAAAACTATCGATGAAGCTAAATATCAACGTCCATAATATACCTTAATATGAATGTAAAGACTACGGCATGAACGGTAATGCCGAGCATTGTGGGGCAACCGGTTTTCAAATCAGCGATTTTACCAAGAAAACCTCCTAACAGTTTCTGAACGAGTTTATAAGTCATGGGGTGGACGACTAGAATAAATATAAGGGTAGTTAAAAGGGTATATTTCCATTTATCGGCATTAGTGGGTTTTTTATTACAGCTGGAGCAACTAGTTACACTCATAGTAATATAGTATACATATAGAAATTGTATAAAATGAAAAGAGATATAAATCTATATAAAGACACCCCATGATAATAGTATGTGTGTAAGCGCACAACATGCTTTCATAGCTCAGTTGGTTAGAGCATTCGACTGTTAATCGAAAGGTCTGAGGTTCGACCCCTCATGAGAGCGAATTTTTATAATAGAATAAAAATTTTATTATAAAAGAAAAAAACCGTTCAAAATATTTATCAAAAGATAGTATAAATGGAAACTTTAAAAAGTAGTAGTGAAGCAATCATACGTAAATTAAGAGACGACGCAAAAGAGATACAAGATACTGTAGAAGATACGCAAGATTACGTAGAGAGTTTGGTAACAACAAAAAAGGAGGTGAGTCCTCGTTCAGAAGAACAGTATACGATTCGTGTACGTAATTCTTCAAGTAAAACGAAGCGTGACGCTGAAATGGGTTCAATAATAAAGACAGTGACACATTACGAAAGTTATTTTACACCAGTAGAAGAAACATCGCAATTAAGTCAAACAAGAGATGATACAAAGGCGTCAATATCATCAAAGTTGAAATATGTAGGAAAGGAAGACATATACAAGAATCTTTTGAAGGAGTATACGGAATATCCGAAATTTTTTATGACAAGATATATCGAGCTGTTTACTCATACGTTAAACGCGTTAGAAAAGCTGGAAGAAACTAAAATAGTCCATTTTGATATGAAAGGGAAGCATATAATGATAGATGAAAATACGCAACAACCAAAAATATATAACTTTGGAGAAGGATTTTCAGAAACCATGTTGGAGAACCCAAAAGAGTGTTTTTACATGTATGAACCAAATTATACGCATTGGTGTTATGAAATCCAATTGATGAGTTACTTATTACATAAACATGGGTCCAACTGGGAAAGTGAAAAAATACCGCTAGAGATTTTCAAAACAGTATGGAAAGAAACTACAAAAGGACGCGTTTTCAAAGAATATCGTTCAGTAAGGGAGAAGTTACAGACCATACTGAAGAACGCACCCTCATTAGAGGAAGATATATATACATATATGGAGAACCTTCAAGACAAGACAGGAAAAGAAATCCAGGAAGAATTAACAAAGACAATATATTGTTGGGATGCGTATGCGTTGTCATTAATATTCGTGTCATTTTTGATAGAAACGAGTATGTATGAAGAAATCGAGAACCCGTTATTCACTCAGATAAAGCAGTATATGGAAGATATTGTGACAAGTATACCGTCGAATAGGAAAACAAACAGTGAATTAAAAGAGGAGTGGTTATCAATTATTGAAAACATGGATAAGCAAGAATGGACCGAGTTGAACGATGAGATAGTAGTCTTATCCGACGGACAGAACAACGATGAGAATAAAAAGAGGCTATTAATGTCACGCGAATCTGAGATAATAAATGCGGTGAATTCAACCAATATGTAAATGTAATAATAACAATATAGATTATTACATTTTCAACAGTTTTATAAAGATATTACGTTATATAATATCGGGGATCAAATGTAATATCGGGGATCAAATGTAATATCGGGGATGACGAAGTAAATACTCAATCATATGGATACTAGAATGATTATCTTGAAAACATTGTTGTAGAGATTCCATTGAATGGAAAGTATTGCCTGATAAGAATACGAAATGATTATCTAATTCGTCATTATGGATATCAATAAGATTTTGATTACCAACGTTCCAAAATACAACTTTGGGTATCTGACAATGAATATGACGAAAAGAACTTTCGATATGCGCTGGGAATTTCTCAAAGAAATCTGCGGGCTGTTGAAAGTCAGAAAAAAATACAATCTTCATGTCGTGTACTAAAGAGGAAGACATACTCATACTAGCTGTCAAAAACGAAACGTTATTAAAAAAATAAGTATGAGGAGAACAATGATATTGTAATATGTCAAAGATAAATTGTATAGTAGAAACAAAGTCACCACAATCATCTAACTGTATCCACACAGGTTTACTATCAATAGTTAAAATTCTTTTTCCAAATGATGAATTATGAGATGCGATAAGAGCCATTCCGATTGCGTCATATAGCTTGGACTTATTATTTTGTTGCATAGAGATGGATATATCAACCACAGGCAATATATTCAAATGTTCGGGCGTATTCATGAGGAGAACATGTTTGGACCATTCATCGCATATTTTTTTACGATATTTCAAATCAATTCTGGGAGAATTGATAATATGTAAAGCTTCCTTCACGTAAAAACCAGGTGTAGGTACGGAGAACCATGTATGGATATTAGAACGGGATTCTACCGCTTCTTGGTAAAATGAATCATACCGATCGAGACATTTTTGAATATGTAGTTTCGTTTTATTAGAATAGTCATCTGTATGTAGTTTATTCTGAATTTGGCGTATTTTATGAAAAGATGTTCGTGGAATAGAATACGGTTGAATGTCATAATAATTATGCTTACATAAATTGATTTCCATAGTTTCAATAGCTTTATTCAACATGGAAAATTTTTTACGGTACATACGTTTTGCTTTACTCATAGCTTTAAAATAGATTTCAGGACGAGTTGCAGTTTTTATAATATTAGGGTGTGTAGTTTTGACCCAGTCTTCTACGAGTAGGTTATAAAGCCAATGAAATCGCTTATTTTCACGAGGAATCCACTTAGACACCATGCTGATATGATCTGGAGACCTAGAATTAGAGGAATAAATCCATGTATGAATATCGTCATTTAATTGTCTATTCATAATGGAAACACATTTCGCGATAAGAGGGTCATTATCGCGCATAGGACTAATGCGTTTCACCATTTCACAAAGGTATTTAATATCACGCCAGGAACCGAACGATGGAGTATCATATTGATAGAGGAAATATTCGAGCGCATTCATCGCCATATCTGGAAACACTTGATGCCATGAATAAATAAGCATATAACTGAATGTTTGTAGCCCTTTACCAATAAAAAAGTCTCTAGAATACATTACAAATGCGTAATATAATCGAAAAACCTGTTTCCATTGTCCGGTCAACGGATCATCATCCAATTGCTGAAAAACGTGTAATGTGTTAATAACTCGAGTAGAGAGAGTTTTCAGTGTATGGAGATCGCAATGAGGGCTTGCGATAAAGAATAAATAAATTAGCTCGTTTTCAAAAAATGTATTATGAGAACGTCTATTATTTATTATTTGTTCGGGACACGGGAAGTCATTGTCAGATAATGGTTCCATAAGAAAGAATATTAAACTCGTTCTACTATAATAATATCGAAAGTTTTATATAGTATTTTATAAAGAATAAGGAAATGGTTATCAAACCAAGCAATTAAAAGGATATTTTTCTTTTTGTTTTGTTTTGAAGATTTCGTTTATGTCGTCGAGAACCTGAACCGGGTTCTCGAATATGAACTTTTTTTGTGTTAGAACCGTCAGTTTTCTTTTTCTTTAATATGGATTTCAAAGTACGAGAATGCGTCTGATGTGGTATTTCCCAAAAAATGAGATAAATCGCATTTATAGAATGAAATATAAAGATCGAGTTGGGGATAATGATATCGGCGGTTCTCGATGCTGGTTTAAAGAATGGCGAAGGGTATTGGATAGGTTGTTGTGATAATGGTTGTATATGTTTTGGATCCACATCAACTACGAATGACTGAATGTCATATAATCGATACTTTTTATTATATTCTGTATATTTACGTTTCATAGACTCAATAACGCGCATAAGTTGGTCTTGTGTAAGAACAGATTGATTATTAGATACATCACAATGACAATGTTCGGAATGTATATTTTCAATATAATGGTTTTGATTGATAAAGAGAGAATGTACTGTAATATGTTCCATTGGTTCTCGACAATAATTGTTTTGAACGTCTAATAATTTTTCTTGTTCGGCAATCCACGAAGTATCAAGTGCTTGGTCCAACATATTCATTTGAATAAGTGAATAAAAAGAAATGAGAAACTAAACATAAAACCACTTAAAAAAGCGACATTATAACATTATGTCTCGGTACAGCAAAAGTAGAGTCTTACCTAAACAAGTCCATAATCAAGAAAATGAAGACATTCTATATTTATAGAAATATAGTCGGATTCTTGTACGATACCTAATGACAACAGCATGCGCTGGTTTTAGGTGAGGAATAATGAATGACACTTAACCCTTATTACATATGATTATAACGTCGGTTATAATATAAAAGTCATTATATTCAATGGATTGTTTACACAGAAAAATTTAATTTATGATTTGTTTCATTAATTAATTTATACGAGACAGCAACTTATGGCAACATAAGTTTACTAGATAACCAAAAAAGACTACTTATAAAAGGTTATTGAAATAGGGAACGTAGGAAATGAGAGTGATGACCTCATCTGGGAACGAATGCTTATAAAATGAGACTGGCTAACTCATAGGACAGGGAACGTTGGGCTGCGATGAATTGTTAGACAAGACGCGTCTTTATAAAATTGAAAAGGCAATTCTATAAAGAATATAGTAGAGAAAATAAAATGACAGCAAATATGATGTTTTCATCGGTGTGTATTCCTCGTGTAGACGTTGATATAACAAAAGAATACATATTTCAAAAGATCAAAGAATTAAAAATAGGATACATCGAAAAAATAAACGAAATTCCTTTACGTAATGATCCGAATCATAAGCGAATCATTATTAAATTCAAATGGAATTATAAAACCGAACATGTGGATGAATTGAAAAAGACAATGAGTGAAATGGGGTCACTGAAGTACGTACATAATATGCCTTGGTACTGGCGTATATGCGACACACGTATAGCACAATATTAATCTTGATATAAAAATGAAAAATGCTTGGCAATATTGGGGTCAATATTATCCAAATAAGTTTCAGCTAGAGACCTTTTTTCATATAGAGAAGGAGGAATACAAAACAGAAAGGACATTTTTTTTGTTTCCGCGTGTCTAATTTCTCTAGCAAAGATATTATCTAGAACGCCGTAAATATTTTGAACGTCTATAATTTCTCCATGGATTTGTTTTTTTAATTCATATAAATGTTTCAATCTAGAAACTTCTTTTTTATTTCTATTATTATTGAAGCTTGTATCATAGTTGAACTCTTGGTTCAATAATCTTTGTTGTTCTTGTTTATCCCATTTGAAGTGTATATACTCGATTTCGTTTTTGATGGCGAGGAGTTTTTCGATAAGTTTCTGGCGGTACATTTTATTACGTTTGATAAATGAAAAGAAGTCAATATGACTAATTACAGGAAACAGACGTTTCACCTCTTCGGGAATAAGGAGCTTATTATTGGTCTTGAATTCAGTGATTTTTTCTTCTACTTCGTTATACTTATCAATAGTGAGTTGTTTGGAATTATTTTCCGCACCTATTAATAAAAATTTACTGTTCGCCAATTCAAGAGATGTTTGAATCGCATCCAGGTGAGTAGCCATTTGAAAATATGCTTCTACCATAGATTCTAGTTTCAAATAACTAATAATAGAAAGGAGAAAAGTAACACACGCATTTAAACCAGAAGTGATTTCCAAGTTCCATGGATTACATGAAAGGTATGGCGAAGTAATAGTAAGAGCAGCACTGATAAAGAGAGCAGGAAAGGTAAGGCAGCTGAGCTTGCGTTGTGTGGCGATTCTTGAATAAATATACAGGCTTTTTTGTCCTTTTATAAAGGTGGTAAGAATATCAATCTCACTTGAGTAGTTAATGTCGGTGTCGACACCATGATACTTATTGATTGATTTCTCAATATCTTTGAATCTGAATTTTTTGAAACGTTTGTTATTATGTAACAATACATTTGTGGGTGTAACATCTATTTGCGATACAGGAATGGTGGATAAATTATCACTTTTGACTTCTGATGATTGTGACCGATCATCGTCGTCGTCGACATCGCTATTTGTTCTGCTTCCATATTGACTATCTAAAATTGACATAACAGGACTATTACAGTCTGACCGAAGATAAAAAAAGTCATCATTATCATTGTCTTGATAAAACATATCATTGGATGAAATACTGTGTTTTTTCATATCATTACGTATTTGACTAAGATCGTTATTTGTTTTACTCATGAAATCGTGTTCACTGTAACCAATACTAGAACCGTCAGGTTGGTTGTTATCAGTAGAAGAGTCATCTTTAATTTTAATAGTAATCGGAGTACTAGGGCTCGAAGGACGTGGTTGATATGAATCAATGGAAGAAGAGGAATGAGACAGTTGGATATTCATACTAGGGTCCATTATTGAAAGTGATAATATTATATATGTAAAGTCTTTACATATCTAATGAAGTATAATTAATAATGAATAATAAATTATGCGGATTCTAAGGCGGATAGACGTGATAAAATAGCAGCGTTTTGTGTTTTCAATGTTTCTATTTCGGTTTCCAATGTAGCGGTCTTTGCCTTTTCTGCTTGTAATTGTCTATCTACTTCCTGTAACGCAGAAGTTGCTACAGCAAAGATTCTATCTTTCACTAGTACATGCTTATTATCTACTTCTTGTCCGTATATAAATACTTCACTGGGTAGTTCTGTAATCTCACTATCTAATATTTCAACCTTTAATTCTGTTGCGGAAACAACTTCTAAAATATTTACGAAAAGTTCTTTATCTGTATTGTTTTCGTCGATAATGATTTTCAATTTGGAGAAAATGTTTCCAGATGCGTCTTGTTCTAGAGTAGAAGTATCGTATTCTGGAATGGTGATGATTTGATTACCACTTGAATCAATCGAACTAGAACCCATTAACAATACATTTGGTATCTCTCCCGTTAATATCCGCACTGCTTGAGGTATTGCTTCTAGGACTTCTTGTGCGATAAAACCAATGATTTCTTCCGAACCTTTATTGACAAAATCTTTATATTTATAAGTGGCTGGTTTCAATAAACGAATTTGCTCCAAAGCAGTATCATCATTTAATTCTATAATATCCTTCTTAATGCGACGATCACTTAACGCGGCAAAATGTTCTGAAGTAACAATCGAACCTGTAGCATACATACTTGTACTCAAAGTTTTAGAGCTATTGTGTTCGAATTGGCCTCGAGTATAATCTAACCATCTTACACCTTGTGTGCCCCCAGAGAAACTAGCACTAACAGTTTTTTCTATATTTAATGGATATGATGGATTACTTGTTCCAATGCCGACATAGCCGCTACCATTTATACGCATTGTTTCACTATTGCCAGTATGAAATATGATACCACCATTGCTTTCTGTATTACGCATAAATGTAAACTTATTTGTACTTTGTTCCAAAACAAACCCAGTAGTTGAAGTCGCATTATTAATTCTAAGGTTTGAAGTATTATCGGTAGCGTATATATGAAGTTTGTTGCTTGGATTAGCAGTTCCAATACCGACATTGCCGCTACTATTAATAGCCATTCTTTCAGTATCATTAGTTCTAAAACCCAGTTTTCCACTTTCTTTATTAATAATATACGCGTGATTCCCAATTACTTGAATCTGAAAGCCATCACCGGCACCTGTTCCAGTAGTAGGATTGATCATTTGAAATGAAGGATAACTAGCGTCGTATAGTGTAAATTCCCGCCCAGGACTCGTTGTTCC